ACTGATAGTGAAGATGCCAGCTTCCGTAAACGGTACGGAGACCTGCGGCGACACATGCAGCAAACCTTGGCGCAGAAAGACCAGGAACTTACTGAGGTTAAGCGTCAATTAGACAGTGCGGCTAAAGGTCAGATCAAGTTCCCTAAATCCGATGAAGACATTGAAAAATGGTCTAAGAAATACCCAGACGTTGCGCAGATCGTAGATACCATTGCACGTAAACGCGCTAATGAAGCCTTAGAAGAAGGTGAGCGGCGTCTAGAAGGTCTTAAGCAACTAGAGAATAAGATGACCCGCAAAGAAGCTGAAGGTCAGCTACTCTCGTTACACCCAGATTTCCCAAAGATCCGTAGTGATACTAAGTTCCATGAGTGGGTAGCTGATCAACCGCAGTATATCCAGGATGCCCTCTATAAGAATAACTCAGACGCAAAAGCAGCTGCTCGAGCGATTGATCTGTACAAAGCAGATAAGGGAATTCGACGTAAGTCTTCCACCTCTGCAGATGCCGCAAAAGCGGTAGGTAAAACCTCCAGAAGCGCCCCAACCACCACCGGGCAGGCAACATTCTCTGAATCACAGGTCCAACAAATGTCGGACAAAGAGTATGATAAAAATGAAGATGCCATTCTGGAGTCCATGCGTAAAGGTAGCTTCTCATATGATGTTACCGGAGCAGCACGTTAGTACTTGATATAAAAGAACTTTTCGTGTTATAATGTAGTTGTCAATAAGAGGCTAACTAGCCCTTAATTACTACATGAGGCCACCCTACAAGGTCTACCCTCAACCATTCCCAAATTCAGAAGATCAAAGACGTTCTAGTCTACCAGCAATGGAGAGGCCCGGAGCTATAATATCACGGCCTGATATGTAGCTGCGCACCCTCAAACCCATGCTGCCACTGTTTGTCCCCTTCTGTGTTCTGTCCAGAGCCTTTTCGGCTCCGCCATTTCACAAGGAGAAACAAAATGGCATTTCCATCAGCAAATGGTTACGGCAATTTACCAAACGGTAACTTTAGTCCTGTAATCTATTCTAAAAAAGTACAGAAGGCTTTCCGCAACAGTTCCGTTGTAGAAGATATTACAAATACTGACTATGCGGGCGAGATCGCCAACATGGGTGACTCAGTTAAAATCATCAAAGAGCCTGAAATCACTATCAATTCTTATGCACGTGGTACAACACTCGCGACACAAGATATCACCGATGCCGATTTCACAATGATCGTCGATCAAGCCAACTACTTTCAGTTCGCACTCGACGATATAGAAGAGGCACATAGCCATATTAATTTCATTGATTTGGCAACAGACCGTGCTGGTTTCAAACTGCGTGATGCATTCGACCAAGACGTATTGGGCTACATGTCCGGTTACTCCTGGAACGGTTCTGCATGGGTGGCTCGTACCGCAGCGGCAGGCACAAAAGCAGATGCAGCGGCAGGCGCAGACGAATTGCTTGCAGCCAACAAGCTGACACAAGGTGCTTTCGGTGGTTCCACCGCAGCTAACTCAATCCCTGTAACCGCCGGTGGTGGTGCTGGTGCTTTGACTTCACCTTTGGCTGTTCTAAACCGCATGGCTCGTCTGATGGACGCAGCTAACGTGGACACAGACAATCGTTGGGTCGTATGTGACCCGGTGTTTAAAGAAATCTTGCTCGATGAAGACGCGAAGCTGATTAATTCTGACTTCGGTGGAGAAGGCGAAGTGCGTAACGGTCGTATGCCCGGCACCATTCGTGGCTTCCGCGTATACACAAGCAACAACCTTCCTTACAAGGGAACTGGGGCCGGAACGTCAGCGGCAAGTGGCTCAGCGAGTAACTTTGGTGTTCTGGTTGCTGGCCATGACTCCTCTGTGGCAGTGGCTGACCAGATTGCGAAAACTGAGAGCTTCCGCTCACCAGATACATTCGCAGACATCGTCCGGGGCATGCAGCTCTATGGCCGAAAAATCCTTCGTCCAGAAGGACTTATCACTGCAAACTACAACTTAGCCTAATAGCTAAGCGGGGGCAGGGCAACTTGCCCCCTACACTCCTTTTAAGGATCATTCATGCCTAGTACTTTTCTAGAACTTTGTAATCAAGTTTTACGCCGCCTTAATGAGGTGGAGATGAACGATAGTGACTTTTCATCATCTAGAGGTGTGCAGTCTTTGGTAAAAGACAGCGTGCGAAATTCTATAGCAAAGATAAATCAGTCTGAGTTTGAATGGCCCTTTAATGCAGCAACACATACGCAATCCCTCACGCAAGGTCAGGTTGAATACTCTTGGCCTTCATATCTAAAAAGTGTTGATTGGAACTCCTTTCAAATTATAAAAAATGATACGCTTGGGGTTAACTTTACCCATCTTCCGGCAATAAACAGAGATGATTGGTATCGTTCTAGTCGCGATGCCGATAACGATTCTGGTACTGCGGGATTAGGAGTTCCTACGAATGTATTTGGGGGTCATGGACAAGGTTTTGGTGTAACTCCTTCTCCAGATAATTCGTATCAGGTACGGTTTAACTACTTCCTAAATTATACCAGTTTAGTTAACTCATCTGATCAAACTAGAATACCAGAAAGTTTTGACCCGGTTCTTGTCGAAGGGGCTTTGTATTTTCTGTACATGTTCAAAGACAACATTCCCGCAGCACAAATATCTTTGGAGGTTTTCAATACCGGCATAAAAGATCTTCAGACCCTGTACATAAATAAATATAAATACGTTTCTGACACAAGGATTTCTTTCTAGTGGCGGATGAAATTCAATCTTACAAGGTAGTTTGTTCAGGGGGCCTCAATGCCAACGAGAACCACTTGTTCCTTTCAGAAGCTGCGTCAGGTTCAGCTACTCGCTTAGTTAATTTCGAGCCTAGTCTGTATGGTGGATACCGCCGTATTGAAGGTTACGACTTTTTGGATACAAATTACCAAGAGGTCGGGGCTGGTGTAGCTGAAGGAAAGATACTTTGTGTTGCTATCTACAGAAATGAACATATCGGAAACCCTTACATAATAGCGGCCCGTAAGGACGCAGGGGCAAACACATACGGATTTTACAAGTATGTAGAGCTTGTTGGCTGGCAGGCGATGGTCACAGGGTTAACTCTTAACTTCACTGCCTCTAGTCGCACTGTGACAAAAATTAGGCATGCTCAATTTGATTGGGGCGCTGGCTCCACGATTTGCTTTGTGGACGGGGTAAACAACGCCATTATTTTTGACGGTGCAAATTGGTATGCCCTTAACAGTACGAATACAGGAGGAACCTCCAGCCCCGGCGGTAATCAAATAGTAAACGCACCGTCTTTAGTTGACGTATTCGAGAACCATTTATTTATTGGTGGCGACTTAGGTTCACGGGCTGTTTTGTGTCATTCTGCGCCTCAAGACCCATATGATTTTACGTCTGCATCTGGTGGCGGTCAGATCATACCCGGCTTTAATATAGTACAATTTAAACCCTTTCGTGATGACCTTTTTGTATTCGGTTCTAACGCTATAAAACGGGTCTCACCGGATTTAACTGCGGGTTTCGTTTTGGACCAAGTTACATCTAATGTCGGGTGTATATCCAGAGACAGTGTACAAGAAATTGGCGGGGATCTCCTTTTTCTAGCCCCAGATGGATTTAGACCCGTTGCAGGGACCAGTAGAATTGGCGATGTCGAGCTAGAAACAGTATCTAAAGCTATTCAAGTTCGCCTCGTAGACATGATTAAGAATTACGACATGGACACCATGAATGGTGTAGTAATTCGTAGTAAGTCTCAGGTACGTTTCTTTGTAGGTGATGAAACTTTTAACGTACAGGACAGTTATGGTATCATTGGCGGTCTTGCTGATCAGGATGGTTCCATAAAGTGGGAATTCGGTGAGTTAACCGGCATTAGGGCATCCTGTGCTACAAGTGATTACATCAATCGTACAGAGTACGTTTTGCATGGTGACTACGATGGTAAAGTATACAGGCAGGAAGTCGGAACCAGTTTTTCTGGCCGAGATATATTAGCCGTATATTCTACACCGTACTTAGATTTTGGTGACACTGAGATCCGTAAAGTAATGCGCAAAGTAAACACCTTTATTCGTGCAGAGGGTCCAGTTCAGTTTTATCTCTCCATGTCCTACGATTGGGGGGATTACAATACATCTCGGCCTTCCCCGTATTCCCAAGAAAGTGAAGGCGGCCCCGTCCAGTATGCAGGTAGAAACATCGATTTTAACGGTGCGAATATTTTATACGGCGGCAACTCTAAACCCATTATGACCTCCGACATCCAAGGATCTGGGTACTCTGCCAGATCTACTTTGGTAACCGTAGGTCAGTCGGAGCCTTACAGTATTCAAGGCATCGTATTTGAATTTTCTATAGCGGGGAGACGCTAAGTTGGCTGGTTACACAAGACAATCATTACCAGATATTCAGAATGGTTCGGAGATTACCGCTCCACCTCTTAACGCTGAATTCGATCAATTATCATCTGCCTTTGGAGTGTCCGGTCACACACACGATGGTCTTGCGGGAAATGCTCCTAAGATCAACCTTACGACTTCTGTTTCCGGATACCTACCGCAGGTACATGGTGGCGTAGATGGCAAGAACAATACTTCTGCTACCTCAAGCCCCACAGTTGCGGATGATGGCACACAAGGGTACGCTGTCGGGTCTATTTGGATTAACAACACTACAAAGCGTATATTTGTGTGTTCGGCTAATACTACGG